TAATCGCTTTGAAGATGTCGAAACTGGAACAGATACTGATAGTTCTGATGTGTCAATGCGTGATGTTTTAGTCACAGAAGCCTATATAAAGGCTGATTATGATGGTGATGGAATAGCGGAATTACGCAGAGTTGTTACTTTAGGTTCTGGTTTTGAAATTGTTGAAAACGATACATTTGACCATATTCCTTTTGCGTGTATATCACCAATATTAATGCCTCATAGATTAGTTGGGCGTAGTCTTGCCGAACTTGTCATGGATATACAAATGATTAAATCAACTGTTTTAAGGCAGTTATTAGATAATATTTATCTCACAAACAATGTGCGTGTAGCGGCAGTCGAAGGGCAAGTTAATATGGACGACTTGCTGAATACTCGTGCAGGTGGGGTTGTGAGAGTTAGGCAACCAAACGCCCTACAACCCCTTCAACCACAACTGATAGGGCAAAACGCATTTAGCTTGTTACAATATCTTGACGATTTAAAAGAACAAAGAACAGGATTATCAAAAGCGTCTATGGGATTAGATGCCGATTCCTTGCAAAGCACTACAGCTACAGCAGTTGCAGCACAAATGTCTGCAGCACAAGGTAAAATAGAAATGATAGCACGAGTGTTTGCAGAAACAGGAGTTAAACAACTCTTTAAACTCATTCTAACTCTTAGCTTACATCATGGTAAAAAAGACCAAATGATAAGACTAAACAATAAGTTTGTGCCGATTGACCCTACAAACTGGAAACATGAATACGATATTACTGTAAATGTGGGTCTAGGAAGTGGTCAAACAAACGAGAAAATGGCGTTTCTTGCACAAATGGCACAAAAACAAGAGCAAATATTATTGCAAACTGGTGCTGATAACCCATTAGTTAGTATGCAGCAGTATCGTAATACTCTTGCAGAACTTGCTGGAATGGCTGGTTATAAAGATGCGTCACGCTTCTTCAAAAATCCAGAAGATACACCGCCACAACCACAACAACCGCCACCCCCTAGTGAAGCAGAATTAAAAATGCAGTTTGAACAGCAAAAATTCCAAGCAGAATTAGAATTGCAAAAACAAAAACAAGAAGCGGAATTAGCATTGAAACGAGAAGAATTGCAAATGAAAATGCAAATACGACAAGAAGAATTGCGCTATGAAGCACAGTTACGAGGTTTTGAACAGCAAATGGGCGGTGACCCCTCTACAAATTTACCAAGAGTAGTTGAATAATGGAAGATGAAACATTAGACGCCTTAACTGCATTATATAATACTTACCCAAAAACGCAGTATGTCGATTATTCAGGATTTATTGACGCTTTCCAGCCTGTCTTGGGTGACCCTAGTATGTATGTGCCACAGCAAGGTTTATTACAATATACACCAACTTTAGCAGACATAACACTAGACCCTACGATTGGCGCATATTCACCAGTTGTAACGGGCTTACTACAAGCCTATCCACAAATGGAACAAGATTTTCAGTCTAGCTTTGCAGTTGACCCTAACACCTATCGCAATTTTGAAACTTATAAAAGATTGCCTTTTGATAAAGCCTATTGGGAAGGTGTAGTTGGCGGTGGTGGAAGCGGTGGAGATGGTTTAGATTTAGGTGGAGTTGATACTGCTGGAACTATTACAAGTACAATAGTTAATGGTGGTGGTGGTGGTGGTTCTACTATTACAGGTGGTGGTGGTGACGACACAATCTCTGGCGGTGGTGGTAATGAAACAATAACAATATCAACAGGTGGTGGTGACGACACACTAACAGGTGGTAGTGGTAATGATATAATAACAATATCAACAGGTGGTAGTGGTACTGATACCCTTACTGGTGCTACTGGTAATGATATAATAACAATATCAACAGGTGATGGCGGTACTGATACCCTTAAAGGCGCAGAAGGTAATGATATAATAAAAGTATTAACTGGTGGTTCTGATGTTGATACCCTTAAAGGCGCTGGTGGTAATGATATAATAAAAGTGTTAACTGGTGGTGGTGGTGATGATACCCTTAAAGGCGCAGAAGGTAATGATATAATAAAAGTATTAACTGGTGAAACAGAAGGTGTTGATGGTTCTAGTGGTACTGATGTCATTACATCATCAAGTATAGTAGGTGGTCTTAATACAGATATTATTGGCGGTACAAATACCAATAAAACAGGTGTAACAGATACAGATTTAGATAAAGCAAAAGATAATGCTATTAATGATTTAATGACAGCAGTAGATAGTGCTATTAGGTCTGGAACTATATCAGGTGCTGACCTTGATTCTGCAGTAGATAGCATACTTGCATCAACTTCTATTGCAAATGTAACATCAAATTTATCTTCAGCATTGACAAGTTTAGGAGTTGCTTCTACTGCAGTTGGGAATGTTGGCACAGGTGGTCAGGTTCTAGGAACTTGGACAAGCACTTCTTTTCCTGTTGATAAAACTCTTACATTTCATAGTACTGCTCCATTAATTGGTGGTAATTTATCATCTTTTGATGTTCCTATTGAGGGTGATATTATTGGTAATGCTGGTAATGCTATTACAGATTGGCTAAATAATCCATTAAACGAAGGTCTTGGTACTGCAGGTACAGGGATTAATGATGCTACACAATTTACAGGTGCGGAAGCCATATCTCTTGGTGGTGGGTTATTGTCATTAGCAAGTGCGTTAGATGAAGCAACAGCTTCTAATGTGTTTGGTACTGTTTCAGGAATTAGTGCGTCAGGTGTACTTGGTAATACTATGCAAACAGCTTTTACGCAGCCTTGGGTTGCACCATTAGGAGCAGCATTATTTATGGCAGAAAAACTACAAGCAGACCCATCTAACAAAACAGGTTTTGGTCAATATGACGCTGCAACAGGCGAAACAACAAGTTTTGGTATGGAAGGTGATAAATACAAAGAAAAAAATGTAGAGGCTTCAACAAGTATAGCAAGTGCTATGGGTGGAGCTGTTACTAATATTACTGATGCTTTTGGTTTAAATGTAGAGGGTGATATATTAGCAGAAACAGGAAATCGTGACCCACTTAATGTAACCTATGGTAACCAAGAATCAGAAGCTACCACAACCAACAGATTAAATTACAATACTGAAAGTGGTGATATACAAAGTGGTGATGGAATACAAAGATGGTATTACACAGGTAAAGATGGGTTTGATGGAGCAAGATTAACAAGTGATTTAGTGCATGGCACAACTTTACTTTCATTAAAAGCTATAGCTAATGGTGAAGATAGCATTGATTTAGCAAATATGACATTACCATCAAGGTCTGCAGAAGATGTAAAAAATACTTATTTATCACAAGGTTTTGATGAAACCGCAGCAGATGCCTTAACAAGTGCGGCTCGTAGTGCAAGTGGAGCAACTTCTGAATTATTAGGTGGATTATTATTAGCTAACACAACTAATGAAGCCAATTATTTAACAAGTGATGAAAGAACAAAGTTAATATCATTGGGTTACACAAACGAACAATTAGACACAATGTTGTATGGCACAACAAATGATAGTTTATTAACTTTAAGTGCAACAGCAAATGACCAAGACCTAAAAGCCTTGCGTTATGATATGGGTGGAGTAGCTATGTACCCTGACCCAAACACAGGTGAGTTATTATCACAAGCTGATTATGAAGCGCTTTATGGTTCTTTAGGAAATACAGGATTATTAACTGATATTCATACAACTATTAATGATGATGGAAGTAAAATTAATACAGACCCTATAACTGGTCAAATAACTTATTTTGCACCTGATGGAACTATGACAGGTATCGAAAAAGATGGGGTATTTACAGATTTAACACAAGGCTAAAATATATAAGGAAAAAAAATGGCAAATATAGATAAATTGAATAGTGATGTGGCTCATGGTGAAAAAGCCCAAGCACTATTAAGAAACGAGATTCTACAAGAGGCTTTTGAATTTTTGGAAAAGCAGTACCACGAAGCATGGGCTAATAGTTCCATAGACCAACAAAAACCTCGTGAAACAGTTTTTATGATGTTGACGACTTTAAAAACAGTCAAGCAGCACATAGAAAATGTCGTTGTAACAGGGAAACTTGCCAACGACCAATTAAAACAACTTAAATAGACCAAGCGTAAAGCAGTCAAAAGGAGAAAAACATGACAGACGACAACCCTAAAGGGAACGACCCTATCGACATGGCGGAAGCCACAAGCCTACTACTTGACAGGCAGGAATCAGAAGATAATCCCCAACCGAATCAAGAGGCACAACCAGAAACAGAGGTTGAAGAAACCCCTGTTCAGACAGATACAGAAGAACCAACAAGTGAAGAACCTGATGAGGCACTTGAAGCTGTTGAAGAAGATGTATCGGAAGAATTAGAAGAAGAAATATCCGAAGATGAAGTCGAAGAATACGAGGAACAAGAATACTTTACTGTAAAGATAAATGGTGAAGATAAAGATGTTACCCTTGATGAACTGGCAGCAGGATATTCCAGACAATCTGATTATACCAAAAAGACAACCGATTTAGCTGGGCAAAGAAAACAATTTGAACAGCAACAAGAGGCTCTTTTACAGGAGAGAAATGCTCTCCAACAAGGTTTACAACAGTTGAACCAACAGTTATCTAGTGAAACGCAAAACCAGCCTACACAAGAATATTGGGATAATCTGTACGATTCAGACCCACTTGAATATGTGAGGCAAAAAGACAAATTTCGTGATAAACAGGCGGAACTTGCAAAAGTTCAAGCAGCACAAAATGAACTTGCACAGCGACAAGCATTTGACCAACAGGAAGCTATGAAAAAACATATTGCCGAAGAACAAGTAAAATTGACTAAAGCAATTCCTGAATGGAAAGATGAAAAAGTTGCTGAAACTGACAAAAGAAACATTGTTACTTTTGCAAAGCGTTATGGCTTTAATGAACAAGAGTTAAACAATGCTACTGACCACAGGGCAATATTAATGCTGCGTAAAGCTATGCTTTATGATGAACTTGATGCAAAAAAACCGCTTATTAAGAAAAAAGTCAGGAAAGCACCTAAGATGACCAAGTCTGGAAAAAAGATAACAACTAATAAAGACCTTAAAAAAGGTAAGGTTGATAAAGCCTTCAACAAGTTAAAATCCTCTGGCAGCATGGATTCTGCTGTGGATTATCTTTTACAAAAATCCAATTAACCATATAGGAGCATATTATGGCAACTTACTTAACCGCAAATGCTGTTGGCGAAAGAGAAGATTTAAGTGATGTAATCACAAGAATCGACCCTGCGGAAACACCTATTTTTAGTAATGGTAAGAAAATTACTACAAAAGGCGTATTCCATGAATGGCAAGTTCAAGAACTTACAGCAGCATCTGACACTAATTATCAATCAGAGGGTGCAGATTATACCTACACAAACCCAACAGCTACAACTAGACTTGGTAACTATCACCAAATTTCAGTACAAGCTGCTTCAGTATCAGGAACACTTGATTCTGTAGATAAGGCTGGTAGGGATAAAGAAACTGCTTATGTTAAAGTCTTAAAAGGGCTTGAGCAACGCAGGGATATTGAAAAAGCACTTTGCAAAAATGAGGCTCGTGTAGCTTCACCTGAACCAAGAAAAGCAGGAAAAATACTTAGTTATATAACTAATATTAATCTTGTTTCTCCATCAACCACACCAACAGGTGATGGTAGTAATGTGAGTGATGGTGCAGGTACAGACGCAGCACTTACTCTTGCTAAAATTGACGCAGCAATGAAACTTGCTTATGAAGATGGCGGACAGCCAAACGCATTAATAGTTTCACCTGCTAATAAAGTAGCATTTTCTGATTTATCAGGTGGTTCAGTTGTAACTAACCAATTACACATGACAGCACCGAAAGAGGCTTCAATCATTGGTTCAGTTTCACTATATCTTACAGACTTTGGTGAATTATCTGTCACTATTGACAGACAAATGCCAGATGATGCAATCTTCTTAATGGACACCAATCATTATAGCATTGGTAGCCTACCGAACAGATTGTTCTCTGTATCAGATGTAGCACCGACTGGTGATGCCACTAAGTTTAGTATTATTTCTGAATGGACTTATGTGCCAACCGCACCAAAGGCTCATGCAGCAGTAATTGACTTAAACACTTAAAGTCTAATTGACTAGGGAGCAGTTTATGACTGCTCCCATAATTAGAGGATAAAATGACAAAAAAAATACTTGGTTACGACCCTATACAGAAAAAGACTACATATTTTCATGGGGGAAATGATGGCGAACATCACATATCTATAGAGCAAGATGTTAAAGAAATAATTAAAATGGCTAAAGATAAGGATATAGAATATAAACCCTATAACTTAACTGGAAACACACAGAATCATAGACAACAAATAGCAGAATTACCTGCTAATCTATATTATGAATTAATTAAGAAATTTGGGCAACCTAAACAAAATAGAAAAGCATGGTCTAGGTGGTTAAACGACCCAGACAATAAGGCTTTTAGAACAGGCGGTGGAAACATATAATGGCAACAGATTATTCATCATTAAAAACAGAAATAGCTGATTTTTTAGCTAGAGATGATTTAACGACACAAATTGATACATTTATTGATTTGGCTGAAAGTCGTTTATCTCGTGAACTAGAATCTCGGTCACAAGATACACGAACAACTTTAACAACAAGTGCAGATAATGCTTATGTATCATTGCCAACTGATATGCGTAGTATTCGTAATGTTAAGGTAATGAATAACCCTCGTATTACATTAAGGTATCTATCACCGCTACAAGTAAAGAAAGAATATGCCACAACAGGCACAGGTGTACCACGAGTTTATAGTGTTATTGGTGATAATTTGTTTTTAGCACCGATACCTGACTCAACACTTAACATAGAATTAACTTATAAAGCGTCTATAAGCTCTCTAAGCGACAGTAACACGACAAACACTATATTGACTCGTTATCCTGATTTATACCTCTATGCGAGTCTATTTCATGCTTATACATATTTATTAGATGAACAAAGAGCTACACAATACAACACACTTGTAGAAAATATACTTCAATCAATACGAATTGATGAAGAAAAAGGTAATTATGGCGTAGGTTTAGAGATGCGTGGTGTTTATGGGGAAATAAACTAATGATGAATTTTGGTGAATGGTTGCCTGACCAACCTGACAACACAAGTGGTGTGACAACAGCTAAAAATGTCATACCTGCTGCAAGAGGGTATCGTGGTTTACAAGATTTATCGCAATACAGTAATG